TTAGCTAGTCTCTTTCGGATCTTTTATCATTGCAAGTCGATACACTGCCAATGCTGCGGCTATCGTGAGTAATATCGAATACGTCATCAGCACAAAGCCCCCAAATGAACCGGCACGGAATGACCACCATTTGACTGTTGCTACCCAGTCAGCGTCTCCTCCAATCAGATTAAGCGCGTCGAAAAACCAGCTGCCCTTGAACAGAATTGCCCATAGCAAAGTAACAACTTGAACCATGATGAAGTGGAAAAAAGTTGCGTTGATTGATTCAAGGTATGTTACGCCGGAATCCGTTGTCAGCGCTCGCAAGGCACCCTTTAGTCGAGCGCTCACTAGGCTGAAAAGTATGGCGTAAGTTCCGAGGCTAAAACCAAGTAGACTTGGAATCAACGTGTCGACCTTTTCGATCCACGAAGGCGTTAGCCAGTTCGAGTAACTTAACGCACTGACTATCACTGCCACCCCAAATATCGGGGAGCCCAAAATTCCTGTGATGCCACCATATGCGTTAAAATAACGCCGTAGCCACCGGTATAAGGCTTTCCACTGTTTAAACATATCTACTTAGGAGCACCCCCCCAAATTGGCAGCAACGAGAGAAAGGCGTTGCGCTCTTGTCTTGCGTCGGGATCGTATTTGTCATGGAGATTTAACGGGTAGTTTTCGCTATTCAAATTGACAGCACCTTTTTCATCACGCCCCTTCACCTCCACGGTCCCGTTGTTGAGGGCAACGTTGCTAATCTTACGAATGTCGTCGTCTGGCTTGATAGAACCACCGGCATCAGCCTTATAAGAAATAGTCACAGCCCGACTATGGGTCTCCGCGAGGTGATCTTCGATATTTTTATCAAAGTCATCATCGAAAATATCGGTGTTCGGCTTAAAGATGGTGATGGATATCTCATTTATCCGATCAATTTTGAACATTTTGTCCAAGCTGGCTTTTTCTTGCACGATGGAAATTTGTGCTTCCCCAAATTCTTTCATCACGTCCATGTTTTTAGCGAGATGACCGAAAAATTTTTTTGCGGACAAGGGCGTAAGCGTTTTCCCGCCCTTGGCGTAGGTCTGGAAATACAGCTTATGTGTTTTTTCAACGAGGGTGAAATAGAAATAGGCGGGATTGTAGTGCAGGTCCGCAGGGATTTCGATTTCAGATACCTCATCCTCAGTAGCCTCTTTAAGCTCTGCCGAGTTGAACCACTCTGCATTCTCGTCAAATTTTACAAACGTGGTGATTACCCCGGTTATGATCCCGTCAATCTCTTGCCGGGTGTCGAGCGTTGATATCATTCCGTGTCGGTCGCCATGAACAGGACCAATCATCTTTTTACGATATACAGCGCGCAGCCATTTTGAATAGGTTCCCTGCTCGTGTGGGTGCAATCGAACATTCAATGCCGACGCCGATACCTTGATTTTTCTTGCCATCTTAAGCCTCCATATTGAATTTACATTAGGAGGCGATTTTTAGACTCGCAACTAGAAGCAAACAAAACACACAGATGATTCAACTGCTGCTCACAGGAGGACGCTGTAAATACATATGAGTTAGTTCTTGTTTTGTTCTACTTTGCTTTAAGGTCATCGTAAAGAGGCTTTGTCGTTTATTTGTCGGCCATCGGAAGAATTTCTTCTTTTCTAGCTTTCAATCATCGTATTCACCTTCGGTTGCACGCGACGCCGCGCTTCCTCACGGTCCACACCTTCTAAAAACATGTGGCAAAGGACTGTTGGCATGTTGTGTTCTAAACGAAAAAGGCCCGCCGTGATCGGCGGGCCTTTTGATTGTTAAGCTGCTCCGTCCGCGAGGAAGTCAGCTTCCTCTCCGCCCGGCATGCCGTCCGAAGGAGCTAGCTCTCCTGTCATGCAAAGAAAGCTACCTTCCAAAACCCCAAGTCGATACAACAACTCGTCACGGGTCATATCAAGAATGATGTCGTTGCGGCGTCGGAGTTCTGGCAGATGCGGGGCGTCTTGAAGGTGCAAAGCCATTATGCCATAGCCTCGCTAAGTTCACCCATGACGTCATCAAGTTGGTTGCTTGCATTCTCAAGGGAACCGATGGCGCTTTCTGAAGCTTGCCCGCGATCACTCTGCTGCAAGCTTTCTGGCATCGAATCGAAAGCGTCCTGTTCGTTACTCGTGACGGCCTCGATTTCTTCTTTCAGCGACGAGATTTGGTTAAGAAGGCTTTCGATGGTTTTGCGTCTGGCATTGTTCATGTTAGAGTCCACTTCTGGCCGTTTGGCCTCTGGAAAGTTGATTTGGTAGTCGGCATTCCATTTGCTTGCCGGACAGCGACAACTGTCCGGCAGCGTTCTTCAGGCCATCGCTATTCGATGACAGGAAAGAAATGGCTGGTCTTCTTTTCCAACCGCTTCCGTAGGGCTTCAAGTGTGCCCTTTTTAACCGGCGATGCGTTTTGCATCTGCCTGTCAATTTCTTCGAGCTTGTAGGCATTGATCATGTCAGCGAGTTCCTTGGCGGAGTCGATCAGAATGGCGGTCATGGCGGTTGCGACGGTCAACGAATTGACCTCTAGCCCCATTTCTTCCCAATCGACCTGCCGTTCAAGCGTTGGTCGGTCGGCCATCAAATCCACTTCAAGCTCGACACCTACCCAATGCAAGTTTTCTGGGAGCGAGAAGTTAGCTTCGCGCTCCTTTAGGAATGCTGCGAAGGTTCGATCAGCGCCCGCGATGACTCGATCAATTGATGGCGTTGGTTTGGCTTGAACAGCTTTAGCCTGCGCTTTCTTTCGTTCCCGGTATTCGCGTTGAATTTCTGCCTGCGTTTTTGCCATGACAATCTCCTATAACAAGATAACTAGATATATCGTTATGGAGTGTCAATGGATTTCTACGCTGCTGGCCGAACAATCGACGAAATACCCGCCTCAAGCTCTTTGGCGGCATTTTCGCGCATGTCTTCGATAACCTGCTTTGCGAGGTCTTCCGGCATGACGCCATAGCCGCAAAGCAATGCCGCGATCTGGTGAGGTGCGATGTCACCCGAGACGATATCCGGCTGAAGCTTTGCCATGTCGGCGGCAAGGCCGGAGGTGAGATAGTCGAAGATGGAAGAAGGAATGAATGTTGTTTGCATGCTGTTCCGCTCTGTTGATGATGGCAGAATCTTAACGTGCGTCGAATCAATCGTCTAGTGGATAAATCAATATTTTATAACAAAATCAAATGGTTAGAATAAGTAAACGCTTACTTATTTTGGGAGAGACTGGACGCTAGAAGCGCCCGAATGTCTCTTGCCGCTCCATGCGCTCGGTGCTTTCGCGCTCAATTCGTGCGGTTTGCTTTGCAAGTGCCTCATCGGATTTGGCGCGATGAAAAGCGGTTTGCGTTTTATCTTCCCATTTCTGCTTTGCCACGGCGTCCTTACGGTCGCGAAGTTTGGCGACGGTCACACCGGCGGCATCCGCTTCGGCTCGTTCACGTTCCGCATGGCGATTAGCTTTGGTTTTATTACGCCCCCAAAGTTCCATGAAATGAGCGAGAATGTGCAAGGTGCTGCGCAACTGGTTCCATTGGTGTTCCTCTCCATATGGGTAGCTAAATGGCTTGTTGCCCCATCGTTCCTCAAGGGTGCCGTGATAGATTTTTGGCTCCAGATCGGGAAGCTTTAGCTTATTAGCTTCCTCCCATTCCAGCATGACAGCAACGGCCATCCGCGCTTGACGCAAATCTTTCGGTGAACCACTAAAATCAACTGCCCCGGATGCCTTCACGACGCTGTTGATAGCGGCCATAGTTTCATCACTGATAGGGGCAAATGGATAGGCTTCGGCGTTCACGGCTGCGTCCTTGCGTTTCGTTGGGTCTTTTTTGAGGGCATTCTTGGCGGCACTGTCTACGGCGCGCTTGCGCCGCTTTCGTGCGGCGTCACTCAGGCGACGGGCAGCTTGCCGATCCGCCTCCGTCTGATATTTTTGGGGTCTACCCACCGCACCGGTCCCTTCTTTGCAGGTCTTTTTGCGAAGTGAGGCCGGGTGGAAAGGACCAAAAACCACCCGGCCTGTGAGCACGTCGACGTGTTCATAAATGCAGCTATAGCAATCTCGAAATCGCATGCAGGGAGTAAATGCGGACTGGCGCAAGTTTTTTGGGGACCGGGGAGGTTCACTCGACAGCACAGCCTTTTGGGACCGGAGTATGTCGCGTTGGAAAGCTCAGGACCGGAGAGGGTTAATCTGCGGACGCTTAACTCCGTCCATACTATTATAATGTGTCAGGAAAGAATGAGCTGAAAAAACCCTTCTTATAGTATGGACGGAGTTAAGCGTCCGCAGATAACCCAACACACTCTCCGGTCCCCAATATGTTGCGCCGTCACTAAAAGACCCAAAGGAGCCCGTGGAGAGCTTTCCGGCTCTTTCAGGTGTCCGCCACTATACGGCGCACCACACGCGGATCAGTGACTCGCCACGCCGGAACCTGAGTCTGTTGGCTAGCGGCTCCTACTGTTTGCGAAATTACCGGGCCTTGTTTGCCGCCTCATCTCGTCCGCAACCACGCCACGCATGGTAGATTCCATCTGTTTCGACACACGCTTTGCCAAATCTTGATTTTGTTCTGGCGTTCCTGCCGAGCCGTTCACGGTGATAGGTGCCGAAATAGAGATCGCTTGAACCGGGGCTGAGACTGGGCTGCCAAGGATCGGCGCGGAAAGAGTAGGGGTGTCCATGACGTATCCGCCATCAGAATAACCTTTCAGCGCTCCCCGGTGCATGGCGTCGAGATTGCGAACGCCGATCCGGCTCACTGCTGCCTTCGACATGACAAACTCGCCACGGTGGACAACGCCAGCCGGTTCACCCTTGCCGCCGTTGCCGGTGTAACCGCCAGACTCGAAACCGAACAAACCGCCAAGCAAAGAGCCGAGGATGCCACCAAAGCCACCACCACCGGACTTTCCGCCCATTCCGAACAATCCAGCAAGCGGCCCTTCGCCCATCAACATGGCCTGAAGGCCAACTTTGATCAGTGTTTGGAGCATAGATTGCAACGCCTGTTCGGCTGTCATGGTGCCGGAAAGAAGCCCGGTTAGCGCATCGGTGATCTGTGTGCCGAAGAACTGTCCGGCTTCTGCAAGCCCTTCCTGTTTCTCGCGAAGGCGTCCGGTCGCCATTTCGGCTTGTGCCATGCCCTGCGCAAGCTGTGCGATCTCGCTGCGCTGTTGCGGTGATAGCTGAATGCCCGCCCGCTGCGCTTCATTGAGCATGTCTTGCTCGTATCGCAGCGCCTGCGCTTGCCGTGCCGTCATGCCAAGGGTTTGCTGTTCGAGCCGCTGCGCATCGGAATACTGCCGTGCGCCCTGCGTTATCTGGCTGTATGCATCGCTCTGGCGTGTGGCCGCCTGTGTAAGGCGGTCGATTTCGGCGGTCGTGTCCTTGGAACGAGCGCTGGCATCCTCGATATGCCAGTTCTCATTCTTAAGCGGGAAGGACAGGCCGAATTGGTTGGCGTTGGAATGCACCCACTGCCGGGCTGCGTCGGAACCATATCCCAGATCGGCAGCGTTGCCTTTGTTATGCTGGCTGTTGCCGGGTGGTGCCACCCACTTCCGGGCTGCTTCCGGCGATCCATATTTCTTCAGTGCCTGCAACCAAAGCTCTTGCTGGCGCTCAACGGAACGGAAACCGGAATTGACTGTCACGCTGCCCTGAAGATCGGCAGGCATGGATGAAATCATCGTGGCGAGGCGCTTCTGGAAATCCGCCTGCATGCCGGTAATATGTGACGCACCTTTACCCGATTCCAGGACCGTCGAAAGGTAGCTGGCCGGATCATCGGTTGCACTCTTGATATTTACCGAAGCCAGCGCCTTGCCGCGCATTTCGTTCGCAAGTGCGATTTCACGCTGGCCTTGCGCCATGGAAAGAGACTTCTGATAGACGGCATCGATCTGGGCTTTCTTGTCCAGATCAGCAAGCGACTTCGCCAGTTCCGGCACTTCTTCCTTGAGGGCGCGGATCGCGTCACCGAAGTTTTTAATGTTGGCAGTGGCCTTCGCGGCGGCGCTGTCGGTGCCGCTCATGGCAGCGTTCAGATTGGTGATCGCAGGTTTCGCACCCTTGGCTTGCTCACCTGTCTTATAAATGAAGGTGTCGGAATAGCCGTTGCGCCGGTCCAGAATGTCGCGAAGGCGCATAGCTTCGCCCGTCAATTCTTCCACAAGGGCGGTCTGGCGTTCGATATTGAGGTCTACGGCAGAATCGCCGGGGAACGCCACCTTATCAAGCTGAAGGTCTGCGAGCCGTTCCTTGGCCTCTTGGAGCTTGTCGTAAACGCCGGTTAGCGCACCTTGCACATTCCGGGTCGTCTGTTCTTCGATACGGTTGAAGCGATCAAGCCAATCATCAATAGCGCCGACGACTTCCACGACGGCAGCTTTCAGGCCGGTGCCAACGGTCGCGGTGATCTTGGAAAACTTCCGGTCGATTTCGTCGGCGCGCCGAATGACGTCATCATCCAGAACAAGGCCAAGATCGTGCGCTTCTTTGATCGTGGCGCGGATGCCGTCAGCACCTTGTGACAGAAGCTGCACAAATTGCTCACCACCTTCACCACCGAAGATATCCTCAAATAGCCGCTTCTGCTGAAATTGCTCGAGGCCACGCATGCGATCAAGGATCTCGGCAAGCAAGGCCGACGGGTCTTGAAGTTTTCGACGCAACTCTGTTGCAGTGTATCCAAGGCGGCGGAAGGCATCAGCTCCCGCGCCTGTTCCATCGGTCAGAAATTCATCTGCCCGAATGTGCAGCTCTTTCATACCATCGACAAGGGCATCAACCGGGACGCGAGCTTGATTGGCAACGTGAGAAAGCTCTTGGAAGGCGCGACTGGATAGGCCGGCACGTTTGGCTTCATTGCCAATATTCGCAACGCCCTTCGTCAGATCGGCCACGCGCCCGATGACGGCATCCAGCCCGCCAATCGCCAAGCCGCCAATGATGCCACCAGCCAAACCCTTGCCAAAAGCGCCCATCGTTTTCATTGCGCCGTCCATGGCCTTCGAAATACCCGAACCGGCGGTTTCGGCATCCTTTTTCATTTGGCCGAAATCGCGGCGGGTTCGGTTTTTGCCGCGCTCAAGGTCACGTTCGAATTTCGTAAGCCGGGCCTCAAACGAGACTAAAAGGCGCTGTTCATCATCTGCCATCTTTGTGGCTCCTATGCTGCTTCGGCTTCGTCGCGGAGCCGGTCAAAATCGTCGGGATCAAGGTCAAAAATGGATCGGCGGTTGTCGTTCGTGGCGGCACGGGACACGGCCAGTGCGGAAGCGATAGCGCCGTCGATATGGTTGCTGTGGCGAGTTCCCTTGTGCATCGTGACAAGCTCCCCCGCGTTGGTTGAACGCTTCACCACGACACTTTCGAAGTGGTTGCGGAGGATGGGGTGATCGTCGTGCCGGATACGTTTTCCGTTCACGACACGCTCAAGATCGCAAATCGGGCCGTGCATATTCACGGGCGTTTGTCGGACCTGAAGCACGTTGATGCCGTGATCGATCAGTTTATGCATGATAGGCGCGGCAAGCGACGGGTCAAAGACCACCTCTTGCACGTCGAAGCGTCCGCAAAGATCAATGATATGATCGGCAACGGCGTCCGGTTCGATCACCGGCCCGTCAATGACGTTCAACAAGCCATCGTCGCGCCACCGGGGATATGGAGCCTGTTCAAGCCGTGCCTTATCTTCCAAGCCATTAGACGGCAGGAAGAACCATGGGTGGACGGATACGCGCCCGTCATCGTGTTTCCAAGCGCCGACAACGGCGGTCAAGTCACCGGAGCGTGACAAGTCTACACCAAGCCAGCACGGTAGATTTTCGAGGTCGGCAAGTTCAAAGTTCGGATCGCGCCCGGCGTCATAAACAGCCATATCAAAGAGGGGATCGCGGGAAGCCGCCATCCATACATTCAAGTTGAACTGCTGGAATGCGAATCGTTCGGCGGGCCGGTCGGCGGCTTCCCGCGCGGCGGTGCGAAGGGCGTTCAAGTTCGGGAAACCGTTGGCAAGGCCGGGATTGCAGCGATGCCAAACGGCTTCGTCCTGCCAATCGTCGCCGGGTGCCGCTTCGAAGATGATCGGCAGATATGCCGGGTTGTCGATTTCGCCAAGCGCGACCTTGCGGGCATAATCGTATTCGGCAAAGCCAAGGTTTTCAGAACCACGCCCGGCAGTGGTAGCGATCACCATCAAAGTGCCGCTGGTCTTGACCATGCCGGACTTGAGGGCTTCCCAGAGGTCGCGGCCCTTCCAGACGTGAATTTCATCGACAAGAACGAATGCGGGCGTCTTGCCGTGCTGGGCCGCGCCGTCGCTAGAAATCGCCTGAAGCTCGACACCTTCGGACTTGAGGGCGATCTTCTTGGCGCTGTTATGGGCGTCATAGATGCGAGTTGCGGCGACAAGCCGCTTGTCCATGCGAACGATATTGGCGGCTTCCTTGAAGCCAAGGCCAGCCTGTTCGCGGTCGGACGCGGCAAAGATCACCTGTCCGGCAGGAACACGTTCCGGGCCGATGGTATGAAGCAGGGCAAGGGCAGCGGCAAGGCTGGTCTTACGATTTCCGCGTGGGATCATCCAGAACACGGTTTCGACAATGCGTCTGCCGTCAGGGTGCCGGGGTCCGTAGATACGGCGAACAATCCGTTCCTGCCAATCGTGAAGCTGGAAAGCGGACTTCGGCGCGGTGCTGTTCGGATGCTTCAGCAACCTGAGAAACTTCACGGCCCGTTCGCCATAGCCGAAGGGGTCGGGAATTTCGCTGCCATCGAAAATCCAATCGGGATAGGTGCTAGCCATCAATGCACCGCCAAAGGATTATCGCTGTCGTCTGTAGCGATGACGCTGCCAACACGCGCACGGGATACAGGCGAAAGACCGTATTCGGCGGCAAGCTGCCGGGCTGTCTGCATCGCCTTGTCCTGTGCGCGGCAAAGCTTCAGATCGATATCGCCGGAGGTGCGAAGCGCGTCCTCAATTTCGCGGACAAGGCCACGGGCACGGCAATAATCTTCGACGCCGCCGACATCGCCACGGGTGATAATTCCGCGTTCAATGAGGCCGGGCATGATCCGTTTCCATTCGGCACGGGCGTATTCCGAAAGGTGCTTCGGCGCGGCGGGTGCCTTTTTGAGCGCGCTTGCGTCTGACTGAATGGATGGTTTCACGCCGCGAAGATGGGTCATTTGATGACCTCGCCGCGAAGCTCAAGGGCTTCAAGCCTGCCAAGTTCCTTGATTTCCTTCAGGCCGTAGGATTGTCCCTGATGGGTGACACGGTCGGCGGTCGTAATGCCAGGGCGATATCTGACACGGAAAATCATGGTGCCGGTTTCAGCTTCGCCGTAGCCTGTGAAGAATTCTGTGGCCGTCTGCTGAAGCACTTCGGCCCACACCACGGCTAGCGGCGTCCAGACTTTCACCACGTCGCCGGATGGCTTCACGGTTTCGGTCTGTCGGTCGATGGTGATGCGCCGATCCATGTTTCCGATGTTGAGCATTAAGCCATCCACCGAATGAGGGCTTCGACGGACAGAACGGCATGCCCATAGCTAGGGTCCGGGTCGCGTGGGAATCGGGTTTCGGTAACTTTGAAATGGTCGCAATATCCGCCATCAATGGGCAGATTGTATTTGGACAGGGCGGCGGCAACGGTGCCGGTGATTTCCTTGGCGGCATCCTGTCCGGCACCCAGCGTCCAGACATGCATGTCGAGATAAACCCACGCTGCAGTCTGGCTGGAATAATCATTGCCGTGCAAGGTCGTGGTGCCGTCACTGATGGTGATGCACGGCGTCTTGTCGGGCCGGGTGCTTCCGGCGCGGATATGATCGGCAGGGACAAGCGCCGTCACGTCTGGCTTGTTGATGAGCCGGGAACGAAGAGCGGTTTGGAGTGCAAGAACGGGTTCCAAGATCATCCTTTCCATGCGTCACGGACGGCCTTGCGCCCGGCACGATCAATGCGTTGCTGAAGTCGTTTGCGCAGAAGGCGAACGGCAGGCCAAAAAAATGGCTGTGCTTCGGTCTTGCTAGTCCCGTATTCGACAAGATGCGGATAGCGAACGTCTGTATTTCCAGCGGTCACGATCACCTCATTCTCGCCCGCCACGCGCGAGCCGCCCGGCTGGCTATACGGCGGTGTCATCTGGCCGGGGCCTATGACGGCAATAGAGGTCTTCAGGTCGGGGGCGCTGGTCGCCGGATCGTCGGGCGCAAGGTGCCGCTGCATCGCGGCCAGTTCTTCCGCCGATGAGATAAGCGCCGTGTTGATGCTCTTGCGGGGTGCGTTTTTCACGCGATCCATTGCGGCCATGAGGTTGTCGAGACCATCATTCGCCATCGTGGAACCACTTTTCACGGTGGCTATCAAGCGTCACGGCAACGCCTTGCGGCGCAATTTGTGAGGACAAACCGAACGTGGCTATGTTCCGGCACTCATAATAGAAGGCGACAAGCCGAAGGATTGCCAACTTGAGATCAGCCGGAAACGGATTCAGATCGGCAAGCGTCCTGCCGATGTAGTGGGCAACATATTGTTCGGCGGCTTCGATGTAGAGCATGATCAAAGCGTCTTCGTCGCCGTGATCGATGCGCATATGTTGCTTCGCCAGTTCCGGCGTGATGCCTGTCATTCGGCTGCTTCCTGTGAAAAAGTTATATTCGGGGTCTCTTGGAAGGTGCTCCCCGCGCCGGTCCCCTTCGAGGGGGTAAAGTTCGAGACCACCCCCGGCCTAGCGCGTGCTGGCGTGGACAGGGCGTCTGCCATGCTCCATCCACTTTCAATTCGGTTTCTGATGGTGGCTTTGTTTATCCCGGCACGAAGTGCCCACGCTGCGAGGGTCAACCTCTCGCCATTATGAGTGTAAGTGCGATACTTTCGGCCAGTGGGCTTACGCTTAGTGCGTTGCTCCGGGTGAAAGACCGGAAGGCGTTGCCCACCAAAGCCGATCTGCATTGGCGTGGTAATGGCATCGGCAACGGACTGGCCGCGATCAAGCCGGGCAATGATGATGGCTGGGGTAATGCCGTAGTCCAACGCCCATTCGGTAATGGGTTGATCAATGCCGTCATGTTCAAGGATTGTGGCGGGCGTCATTGATTGCGCTCCTGCCGTTGCTTCACCCGGTCATGGCAGGGCTGGCACAAGGGCTGCCAGTTTGCCCGATGCCAGAACAGGCGCTTGTCGCCACGGTGCGGGATGATGTGATCAACCACGGTAGCGGGGTTTCCACACATGCGGCATGTTGGGTGCATGGTGAGGTATTCGGCACGGGCTTTGCGCCACTCATGGTTATAGCCACGCGCACCAGCTGAAGGGCGGCGGTTGTCGTGTCGGGTATTGCGTTCGCGCTTCAAGCGGCGCTGGCATTCGCAAAGCTGGCCGTGTGGAACGATGGTGCCGCATGAGCATAGACGGGGTGGCCGATTCATCGCTTTCCCCCAAGACCCTTGAGGGCTTGAAGGCCGGAGCGATCAAATTCAGGATCAAGGCCAGCGGCAACATTGCGCTCTACCTGTTCCGTGTCGGGTTCCTTATCGTCGGTGCCGCCACCGTAGATCGCTTTCAGCTTTTCCAGATGGGCTTTATACGCCCGGCTAATCTCGGTCGGCGTGGCGTTCCATGCTTGTTCTGGTGTCCAGCCAAGCCAGCCGGTCGCACGATCGTATAGGGCGGCATAAACTTCGGCCCACGTAACCGGCTTACCTGTTTGAGCTTTGTGTTTGGCGGTCGGTTCGGATGCTGGTGTAAGCATGGAAACAAGTTCTGTCAGCGGTGCGCGGACGGACAGGCAAAAAGGAAGAAGCGGCGTTGCCGTGATGGCGGACAGCAACGCCGCTGCATCTTGACGGCTCGTCAACGCCAAGATTTCGGAAATGATTGTGATGTTGAGATCGTGCAGCGCCTTATGGAGAGCCGGAAGGCCGTGGCGCTGTTCAAGGATGGTTGCGGCGCGCAACAAAGGGCGAAGGGTCAGGGTGTGACCACCATGACTGATTTCTACCTGTTCGTATGCGCGCCGTTTTTCCATGGTTATGCGGCGATCTTCAGCTTTGCGAGTGCTTCGCCCATAATCACGCGGCCACCAACACGACGGCGGGCGTGGAGCTTGACGATACCGTTACCGGCACCCGTGAGATCATCGCGGATGATGTCGAAGCCAACGCGATCAGCAACGGCATAACCGTTTGCGAAGTCACCGAAGACAACCGGTGTGGCATCGACGGCAACATCTGGCATATCAACGCCTTCGAAGACAGGGCGACCGAGCAAGAGCGGCGGCTGGCCTGCCGTGATGGACGGTTGCCACAAATACGTGCCATCCGTGTCTTTGAGCTTGCGGACGGTCGCCATGGTGGAGCGGTTCATGAGCCACGATCCGTTCGTGCTGTAAGCCGTCTTGATCTTGTAAAAGAGATCAATGAGGCTATCAGCGGCGATATCGCCCTGTGCAAAAGAGCCTTCGACTTCCTGCACGTCTGCCGAGTTCAATACGCCTTCAGCTTGTGACGTCCCATTGCCCTTCACGAACCATGCCGCTTCTTTCTGGCCGAAACGGCGGGCGATATGGTTGGACAGGTAGGCGGCAAGATCAATCTGGGCGTCTTCCAGAAGAATGCGCGTGACTGGCACAATGACGGCCATTTCGAACGCTTTGACGTCGATCTGGTCGAACGTGGGTTCGCTTTCAGGGCGGTTGGTGGTTTCGCCGACTTCACCGACCGTCACTTCATCCACAAGGCGTGGAAGCTGAAGCAGTGGGCCGGACATGGCGATAGTCTGCGCAAGGCCACGAACAGGCGAAAACTCCGCGATCTTTTCGAGGATCGAAGTCGAGACGGTTTCGGGGGCGAGAATGCCGCCGGTAGACGGGGAGCCAAAGCCAAGCGATTTAACTTCGCTGGCATCGCCGGAGCGCAAGAAATCTGTGAATGCCTTGACCTCGTTAGGGTTGTCATTCGCGGCGGCAGGATGATTGTTATTCGATGCACCGGGGCGGCGGTTCATCTTTGCCTTGATCGTTGCAATCTCATCTTTGAGAGCCTTGACCTCTTCGGCACTGGCAACCGGATCGGATTTTACTTCCGGCTGTGTCTGAGCTTCGTTTTCCATGCTATTTCCTTCGATGATGGATTTAACTTCAATGGTCCGTGCGTCCGGGTGGACAGGACGGCGGCACAAGCTGATTTCGTTGATGGTGAGGCGGGTTAGAACGCGACCGCCTTCAGGGCGGGCCTTGTGTTCGTGGAGCGTGTAGCCGATGGACAGGCCACGCATGACGCCAGCTTTGAGATGGCGGCGGGCTTCTTTTGAGGGCGCAACACCTTCGACAAACAGCCGTCCTTTGACCTCAAGACCGTTTTCCGTAACGGAATGGCTGTTCCAGATGCCGACAACCTTCCGTCCGTCATGCTCAAGAAGCATGGGAATTTCGGGTGCGAAGCTGAAGGCATCCGGTTCGATCAAATCGCCGTAGCTGTCTGGTTTACCGAATGGCCATGCGATGCCGGTCACGGTGCCAGTGTCGTCAATGGTCACGTCTGCCTTGATTTCGAGGTTTTCGGCTTCGGTCATAGGCCGCTTTCCTTCAGCGCTTCGTTCACGGCGGCGCTGAGATCACCAGAAACGGCGGCTTGCTGCACATCATCTGGATGGATCGCCGGAACTTGTGCTGTGTCGTCGGAGCCGAAGAACAGCGATGTGATGACGCCATCCGCGACGGCGAAAACTTCGGCCAGGGGGCGACCGATGGCGTAGACGGAAACGAGCTTGTCGGCATCGGCGGGCGTGGTGCCGCCACCGATCAGGCCAAGCCGGATAACTTCGGTTACGTCTGAAAAGCTGTAGTCGCTGGAGCGGAAACGGCGGAACAGTGCGCCGACGCCTTGCCCTGTCTTGCGCTCAAGCTCTTCAATGAGTTCGCGGGTTGGAAAGGCAAACGGCTTTACGCCGTCACCAAAGAATGCGCGATATTCACTCATGCGGGTTCCTCCACCGGGGCGGTAAACGGCGCGGCGCTGCTGGTGGTGTGGGGGTTGATAAGTTCGTCACCACCCGGGAGCGGCGGAAGATTGAGGATTGCACGGGCTTCGTTCGGGGCAAGGACACGGGCCGCAATAAGTGCCGTCATGTTTGCAGTGCGGCTGGCAGCATCGGCGCGCATGAGGTCATCGGTATTAAATTCGAAATAATGGGTGTCGTGTTCGTCCTCTGTGAGAAGCACGGTGGCAAGCGCATCCTGCCAAGTGTCCAGCCAAGGCCGAAGGCAAAGCTGAAGGAACTGCGCGCCCATCTGTTCGGTGTTGGACCATGTGCCGCGAGTAAGCTCGAATAGCATCGTCGGCGGGACGCCGAAGACACGGGCAATTTCGCGGACCTGTTCAAGCCGGTGCTCAAGAAATTGCGCGTCGGTGCTGGTCATGGCCGGGGCGTCATATTTCCAGCCGCTATCCATAATCAAGGGGTCGCCGGATGTGCTGCGCTGCCATTCTCGAAACGACTTGCGGATGTTGGTAATGGCGTTCGCGCCACTCTCCCCACCCTGCGTCTTTTCGTTAGAAATGATGCTAGAGGGACGGCGTCCGCTGGCGAACAGTTGCGCGGCGTCGCGTTCCAGAACGACAGAAAGTCCAATCGCCTCCCTGCCGAATGAGAGAGGGGCACGACCGAGGAAAGAGGGGATGTGGAGAATTTCAGTATGAGGATATTCTGTCGAACCGCCGAATTCAGATACCCGATAAACAGGCGGGGCAGCTCCGTCGAGGTCTTCGATAACGTAAACGGTGCCGGGTTTGAGGCGGATCAACTCGTAAGGGCGTCCGTCTGGATAGCGAACGACACGCGCAAAGCCATTCCCATGTATAAGCGCATCGGCAGTCAGATCGGTGCGAATCCCTCCGGCACCTGTCCATTCATTCGCCCTCTTGTGGACGATCTTCAAGGCAGAATGGTCGGTCGCGACTTCTTTTGTGCCGCTAGATTCGCGGTAGAGCTTGACCGGGAGCGAACCAACACTTTCCGAGATCAGTCGGACGGCTTGCAAGACTGCGGGAATATAGAGCGCGGAAGTCCCGCCGACATTAACGCCGCTTGCAGATGAGCGGACGCCAAACAATTGTTCGACGGCAGGATCGGACAGGGCGTAGGCTTTACGCTCTCCCAAACCAACTTTCGTCTTCACCTCATTCCAGAATCCCATAAGGACAATATTCCTTTTTAAACTAGGAATATTGTCTCACATGAAGAATCGCGTGTGAATCCTGAAAATGACGATTTTCAGAAAATTGTGATTATTTCTTATCTATGGGCAGCGGTATGATTTGATCAATCGCACTTGCAAGTCCCGGAAGCATGACTTCGCTACGGCCATACAGTTCTTGCGAACCGCCATCCGTGCGCCCGGTGATGTAGTTCCGGGCATCCTCTGGCACATGATCGCGACGGCACAAATCTTCAAACAGGTGACGCCAGCCGTGGTTCGGGGATAGCTCTGGGCGTTTGTCGAACGGAATGAAGCTGCGAACCCATGTGCTGATACGGGGCTGGATAAGCACCGCATCTTTTGTGTCACCTTTGAACAGGCGACCGGGCTTCGCAGCTTTGACGAATTCAATCAAGCCCTCATCTGTGAGCGCCTTGTGAACCGGGATACGACGCTCACTGCTGGCTGTCTTCAATGATCGTGCGCCGACTGTTGTAACCTTCCAGAACCACCGGCCATTCAATTCAAAGAAGTCTTCCTTGCGGAGATTCCCGGCTTCGCTCACACGCATGCCTGAATAGGCGCAAAGCCAAGGTATCCACCGAAGCATCGGTTTCTCTTCTATACGAGCGGCGGCCAAGACAAGTTTGGCCTCGTCCATAGTGAAGGCGCGGAGATATGAGGGGAGGGTAGTGAAATCAGGCGCTTTGATACCGTTGAGAGGATTCCCAGCCGGGAAGAAGTTTGCCGGATCGTTTTGGCGTCCCCAATTCATGACGGTGCGTAGGTTCTGAAGCATGGCCTTCACGGTCCGGTTGCCGAGTTCGCCCGCGTCCTGCAATGATTCTATCCACCCTTTGCCTTCTGCGGCGGTAACGGTCAGGGCATTCTTACTCTTGCGCCACTTTGCGAACGCGGAACAATGATCGCGATATTTTTTCACTGTCCGATCCGGCAGGGGCTTTGCGTTCTTTCCACGCGAACGGCGCTTTACCTCGTCATCTATTATGCTGTCGAACGTGACCGGAACGGCTTCGTCATCGATAACAGGTGTTGCATCGGCTAGCAGGGGGTGGACAGGTGCGCCCGTAAAGTTTCCTTCGTCGCGTTCGTCTTGCCGGATCATAGCTTCATATGACGACACGCACAGCGCTTGTGCCAATGATCGCCATTCCGGCGTGCCTTTCACAACATCGGTATTGCCGGACAGTGCGAAGCGCTGGACGCGCAAGCCCACGAGTTCGTCCAGTTGGTCATCGGTCAGCTTTCCGGCGAACCCATCGCGGAACCTGCGCCCTTCATCGGCATCCATACCCATCTGGGAATATCCCGGATGGTGCGCCCGAATCTCCGCATCAAAGGTAATTTGGCTCTCGTAGTCCCGAAGAGCGATTTGCTGCGCTGTGAGCGGGTAGGGTGCCGCTTTTGGCTGTTGGCCGGTCGCTGCCTCATGCTTCTGCCGCGCAATGCCGATTTGCCGCTGAATCGATGCAACGGCGGCGGCGTGATTCCTTAGCGCGGTGCGCCGGTCGCCGCCTAGCTGGATTTCCAGCTCTGCCTTGTTGTCGAGGTAAGGACGGAGATAAGGCGGAATAACGAGTCGCGCTGAATAGCGCCCGTTTCGTTCTTTCCAGTGCCGGAGAGTGCCAGCCAT